CATCAGCATCTTTTTGTTTCTTTTGTAACATTTCTACTGCAGTAAGTTGAATATTTTCATATTCATCTTGATCTGTAAGTCTAAGACCAAACTTCTTTTCAAGTCTATTTCTTAGTTCAATATTTCTTCTATCTATTGCTGACTGTTTGTTTGCTGCGACGGCCCGTTTGGCAGCATCAGCAGCCCTTGCTTTATCTATTTTATCTTGTTGTGCTTTTGCCATAGCAGTTTTTGTTATTTCTGCATAGCCTTCTCTAGTAGCATCAAGTTGTGCCTTTATTGGATCTGAAACTTTTGTTAATGATTCAGCAGCATCATCTGCACTACCTTTTATTTTTGAATATATTGCAACAGCGGCAGTACCAAGAAGTACTAATATTTTTACAAAACCAGGAAGTGCAAGAAATGTTCTTACTCCATTTACTAATAGCATAAATGCTTTAGTCAATAATCCAACTTTAGTTGCGGCTTTTCCGCTAGAAGTACCAAGGAATCCAAAACTGGCTGCAACTATTCTTGCAGTATCTCCTAAAAATTTAAGTGAAGCCTTCAATGCACTTAATTTAGCAATAAAAACCAAAGAACTAACTATTGTACCAATAAGAGCAAGTACCTCTTTATACTTTATTACAAATTCACCTACAGCAAGACTAGCCTTACTAAAATCTTTAACTAATTCAACAACTTCACGAAGACCTGACTGTAATTGATCTTCATTTAATCTAATCCATTCCTCTAAAGCAGGAAGTACATTTGTTTGAAGATATTCCGCAAATTCTATAACTACTGGCAATAGAGCGTATCCTAATGTTTCTAATACTTCTCCATATGCTAATGATAATTTTTTTAATGGGTCTGTATCACCTAATAGTTTTGCTTGACCAGCATATGCTTTGTTTAAAACCGTTACCGCTGCAGCAAAATCTTTATTTTTTACTATTGAATCATCTAGAGGAACACCAAGTCTTTTTAAGGCACCTAGATTTCCTTGTTGTGCTCTTACTAGTGCTAATGTGACTGTTTGAAGATCTCTTCCTGTACCCGCAGCAACATCTAAGGCAGTATTCTGCAAATCCATTGCAGAGGTAGCACTTCCAGTTGCGGTAACTAAAAGACCTAAACTTTTTCTTAATTCATCATCTGCAACATTGGCAGCCATCTGTTGTTTTTTAATATATTCTTCTACCGCTGCAATTCCTTGTGTAGTAGCACCAGTAACATTTTGAAGTGTCTTTGCAAGAGTATTTGCAGACTTGGAATCTTCAATTGCTGCCTTTACAGAATCTTTACCAATTTTTACTGCAAAAGCAGCGCTGGCTGCTGCAGCAAGACCAAAAGACTTTATTGCTTTTTTACTAAACTTATCAATATTTTTTCCAAGTTTAGCAATGTCTTTTTGAGCCTGCTTAGAGCCTTTATCAGAGTACTGAGTAAGAATTCTGGCTACTACTGCACCTACTGCCATGTTATCCTCGCTCCTTGTTTAAATTTCTTTGTAATTTTAATTTAAGACTATCTAATGCCTGTGAGACATTTTTTTCAATTCTTCCCCTATTTTTATCAACTGACTTCCAGATTAAACGAGAGGCACTTCCCACCTGACCTTCCAGGTTTTTAACAAACACGCCTTTTCTGTTTCTTCTTCCAGCCAATTCATATATTACACCTGCTGCTGACTTATTTACTAATGCACCAGCACTAGTAGTGTAGTCTTTTCTTACTTTTCTTTCAGCCCTTGATGTATTAATACCTGCTTTAATAACGCTTTGATCCCAGGCAGGCCATCCAGCACCACCACGAGAACGAGGTTTACTGGCGGGTTGAGTAGACCATCCACTAAGTGGAGGTTCTGCTGTTACAAAACCTTGTGCATCTTTTTTAGCATTACGCAATTCAGAACTAACAAGTTTGTTAAATTTCTTAACTGCATCTTTATCAAAGTCTTCTAATGCCTTAAGTGTCTCTTTGACACCTGTTAGCACTATAACATCTTTACTCATTACCCACCAGCATTCCTGTTCTTTTCCTTGAGATAAATAACGATTGCTTCAAGTATTCCATCAGGAGCATCAAGCAAATCATTTGGAGATAATCCTGTCTCCACAGAAATCATTGCTACCGTATAGGTTAGGCTATTTCTGTGGATTCGGAATTTGGGTCTACAACTAACTCAACACTATCTAATGTGTCAAGGAATGAGTCGCCCCAAGGTTTTACAACTTTTCCACCATCTTTCATAGCACAAAAGGCTAAGAAGTAGACATGTTCAAGTTTTTGATCTTCACTAAGAAGTTTAGCAAAACCTCTTCCAAATTTTTGTTCAAAAGCAACTATTGACTTTGGTCGTAGGGTGTATGTGCCCTCTGTACCGTCAGTAGTTTTTACTTTTATTTGTAGTCCATCCATGATTTTTTTACCCCTTCAGGTTGTTATGTTGTTTTAGTTATTGCGCCAAATATTGGCCAATTAACTGTTATGGTTGATAATTCTCCTATTCCTCCGTTAAGTGGTGTCCACTCACTGACGAGTACTTGAAAGGTATATTCAGGGTTTGTTGCACTTCGTACAGCCGCTGTGGGCCTTACTTTGCAATTAACCAATAAACCTCTATTAGGATATATTATGGCTTCAACTTCATTTGATGCAAAATCTTGTTGGATTTCAAGACCTAAAGTATTATTTTCAAGGCCTCCAACAAATTTTTTTGCAATATCTCCTACTTGTGTGGTCTCAAATAAGTCATAAGTCGTCCCTAAACTAATTGATGATATATGATCAGATAAATCTGCAGCATCAATTTCTATATAAGGATTTGTTAAGACTAATTTAGCCATGATTAAGGAGTTACATCCTTAACGATTGGTCCTGTGATTGGCCATGTAACTGAAGCAGTAGCAAGTTCGCCAACTGCACCATTTAGCGGTGTCCACTCTGAAACAAGAACATTAAATTGATATTCAGGATTTTCTGCAGAGATTGCGCCGTTTACTGGCTGAATTTTTACTGCTGCAACTGTACCCAATAATGGATAAATTGTTGCTTCTACTTCTCCTGCTGCGAAGTCCTGGTGGAACTCAAGTGTTACTGAGTTATCAACAAGTCCTGCTGTACGCTCTCTTGCTGCTGATGGAACATTTCCGCCTTTGAATGCAGTGGTGTCCAAAACATCATATGTGCTTCCAAGTGTTACTGAAGCAATACGATCTGCAAGGCTTACGTTTGCGATTGTTACTTCAACATTAGTTAATACTAATCTTGCCATGGTTTGTTATCTCCTTGTTCGTTATTTACTGAGTTAAAAACAGGAACTTCTTCCTGTGGTGTTACTTGTGGTACTTCTTTTATTTCTTTTATTTCTTTTGGTGCTGGTGTTGCTTTTGTTGCATTTGCGGCTTTAATATGTCCTGCTGCAAGAAGAAATTCAACATTTCCACCTGCGTCAAGTATATCATCTTTGGTAAGTTTCTCATCTTTTACCTTACCGCAAACTTTTTTGTTTGAGATTACTGTATATTCCATTATTCTCCTTAGCCCCAAATTGCGAGGTTATAGCGATATGATAAGAAAGATTGCTCACCAGAAGTATATGTACCACTTTCTGCACTTATAACTCTTAGTGTATCAACAAGGCCACCTAATGATCTGTCTGATTCTAGAGCAGTTTTAATAGATCCTTCTCCAGTACCTGCTAAAAATTCATCAAGTTTATCTTGTGCTGTTCTTTCTGATATTCTTTGTACAATTACATAGATATCAACAGACGCTTGGTCTAAACCACGAGCGTTGTCAATGTCAAATGTAAAATCAAGTTGACCAACCACTGCAGCAGGTGGAGTTACCACATCTGGGATTGTGTCGTATACACGCAAGCGTGTTATAGTTTGTAAATTCTTTTTTAGCGCATCTCTTACAGGACCAATATTTAACATTAGTATGCCAAACCAAAGTTTCTGCGGTATGTCTTAAGAAGCATCTCAACATCTGGATCTAGACGAGAATTTAAACGAACTGTTCCCAATTCTACAGATCCAGCAATACCAAATGGAGATTGCTTTCTAACAAATAATCTTGATGCCTGTATCTTGCAGGCTAATTCTACTTCATATGGAATTGATGAATAACCCCATACGCCAGTTATTTTAACTGTTTGTGGAAAGAAGTATGGCCAAACATATGTTCTAACTGCTAATAGTCTGGTTACAGGTCTTCCTAATTCTGGATTATTAATAGGTTCATACATAACATCTGTATCTAGATCCCAAATTTGTGTAAATGGTCCAGATTGATTTGCTCTTGATGCTATCTCTGTTGGTTGAATAAGGTCATCTATTTCTAAATACCACGGACTTACTGGTGTGTAATATTTAACTACAGGTGATGCTAATGTGCCTTCTTGATAAAACCCTCTTTGGCAGTAGTCATCAATCATGCGACTTGCAGCAAGAATCGCTGCTTGAATATCAGTATCATCAATACTGTCTTCAATTTGCAGTGCATTCCTTACATCTGCCAAAGTCGTATAGACATTAGTTGGCTGAATGTTAGTATTAATTGTAGGTCTACTCATTTACTCCTCTTCTCCAATTTGGGCAACATTGCTTTCTCTGTCTTAGGTAGTGCTGTTGCTGTTTGTTTTTTAATTTTAAATATTTTTTTAAGTTTTTTCATTTTTACCCCTTCTTAAATAGGACAGGACCGCATTGAGGGGCGGGTGGCGGACCTGCCCTACCCTTAGATTGCTCTAGGTATTACCTAGGGCTAGGTTTTAAGGCCTAACCCTAAGTAAATGTTTAGACTAGAATGTAGGTGCTACTAGACCAGTTCCAGAAATTTTGGAAACTGCTCCTGGATAACGACCAGCAGTGAATGCTGCATATCCATAGACTACAGACTTGATTGTGAGTGAGCCTGCACCAGTTGCATCAAAGTTTAATGCGAATGGTGATCCTGCTTGCTCCCAAAGGTGTAGTTCTCCTGCATTTACGCAGTAGATCTGATCTTCGTTAGTACCAGCACCTG